ACTTTCATCATCATTACATGTTCCAACCCAAGGATTTGTTTCTCCATCTTTGTCAATGATTGCTACCTTTATTGTTTTACCTGTATACTTTTTCATATTTGTTCTCTCCTGTTTTATTGTTTTCTTTTTATAATTACATTATACATTGTTTTGTTCTGTTTGTCAATAACTTTTTGAAATTTATTTTGCTTCTTCGACTGTGTATCTATATTTTGCACTAAATTTTACAATACCATTTTCATTTGGTACAATGTATTGATTTACTTTGTATTGTTTTCCTTTATAATTAAACATATAATCTTCTTCACACCAACCACAAACATGTTCTGGTATTTCTCTTGTTTCTACTTTCTTAATTCCTGTTACATATGATTTGTAAAATTTAATACCTAACTTGTTATTGTTTGCTCTACTTACAATTGTTTCTTTGTTCATAATATTCATTTCCTCCTTCAATGGTTGTTTCCTTTAACTTGATTACATTATATAACATAACTATTTATCTGTCAATACTATTTTGTAAAATAATTGAAATAATTTATTTTGAAACACAAGAAAGAAATATATAAAGAAAGAATATAAATAGAAACGCCCTATTTAACGATTTAAGAGGTTTTATGCTTTAGCCTTACAACTTTACACTTGAAGCATTAAAAGCCAAAATACAAAGGAATAAACGTGTTTAAAAGCATAATAAAAGGATAGTTATTCACTATCCTATATCTATTATTTCCTTCTTTAATTTAGATGTTAGAATACTATGTGTACTATCACTAATGATTCCACTACAATTCATTCCAATCAAATAGCCAGATAACATGTAATATGTTTCAAGAGTTGACATGTTAATGTTGTTATAAGCTGTTTCTTTAAATCTTTCGTAGTTCTTAATTGCTTTTTCTTCATCTACAATGTGTGTTTTAAGTTTCTCCACTGTTCCATCTGTCTTTCTTGCTTCTTCTTCTAATTCTTCTACTCTGTCTCTAAACATTAAAATTTTTCCTCCTTTAACTTCTGCCTTGATTTAGGTAAATAACCATACATTGCAATACAATAACTGTCTGCTAAATCATCATTAATCTTGCAAGGTGTTTTTGTTCCATCAATATTTACATTGACAATTCCTTTTGTTGCCCTACCTTTATATGGTTCTATAATAAATCTTAACAATCCTTTTTGTTTCAAATGTAAGATTGTTCTATACTTTTCTGGATTAATCCCATACTTGTTTTCCAAAGGCTTTGAATTGCCTACTATTTGAGACTTCCAAGAACGTGTATCAACGCTATATACAGGTATATCATATGTATCTGCAACATCTATGATAGTTGCTATTAATGCTCCTGTAGACTTAATATAAGCTTCTGACAGAAAGCCTTGTGAACGTAAACGAATACGCTCTGTTATTATTTTTATATTTTCTGAATCTGCTTCATTTATGAGACTATCTAGTATATCAGATAACAACTCTCGCTTTTCTGTATTATTTCTGCACCCTTTAAAATCTAATGATTTCATTCTATGTATTTGTTTATTTTTTAATACTGTAATTCCAGTTCTAGTATAGCTCTGGTCTATTCCTATTACTATCTCTTTGTCCATTGTTACCTCCCTAGAATATCTTGATTATGAAAGAACCTTCGTAACGTCCATACTTCACTGAACCACATAGGAGTTAGCCATATCTTTTCCAAATCATCTGGTAATATAGGCTCTGGTTTAGTCAATGAATTGTCATGTATGACATATCCGGCTAACCCATGCAATGATAACTGAATATAGCACATATGGACGCAAGTTATATCAATGTCCTGTCCAACAAAGTAAACATGATTCTGATAATTGTATTTATGGAACATTTCCTTACATTGTTCACTTGACGATATTAATGTTGCACCAGCACCACAAGCACAATCATATACACTTGCATATCCTTTTCCATGTACTGTTTTTCCAAGTTCTTTCCGGTCAAATGAAAGTTTTGACATTGCTTCGCATACACTATATGGTGTAAAGAATTGTCCAGCATTTTTGTTAGATATTTGCAACATCATATATAATTCACCTAACAAATCTTGATTTGGTCTTGCTTCTAATTCCATTACCAACAATGCGAACATCTGTGGAAAAAGTTTTTGTTCCTTCTTTGAATAATTGTTAATAATTCTTAGATATTCTTTTTCTCTTTTGTCCCATATTTCTTTGAACTGTTCAAGTTTTGTCATTTGTAAAATACTTTGATTTGCTAATGTGATTGCATATAATGCCATACAATCTGACCATACTTGATAAGGTGATTTTGAACCACATAATAATTTGAATCCTTTTTCAAATCTCTTTTTATAGTTTTTATCTTCATTCTTTTTCATGTTCTTTCAACCACCTTTTTCTAATTTCTATTGCTAACTTCTTATTGAACTTTACTTTTTCTTCTCTTGTGTTGAATTTGTTATCTTTAAAATATTTAATCTTAATTCTATCTTTTCTGTTTAAAAACCAATCATCTTCTACAAGCTTCTTTGTTTTCAATGCAATATTGTATAATAATCTTTTGTTTCCAACTTTTCCACAATACAAGACTTTATGTTCATGTTCTTCTGAATACAATATAAATTTTGTTCCTATGTAAATCCTGTTATAATTTGAACAACAACCTGTTCTTAGCTCTTTTTCTCCATTTTCTCTCATACACCAGAAACATATCCAACCATCTCTAAACTCGTTGCAATTACAACCATATCTGTAGTTCTGCAAATCTGATAATTCCATTCTTCCTTTGTCTAGGTAAATACAATTTGCACAGCATTGTCTTTCTAACTTTTCAACCATTCTATGCACTTCTCCTTTGTTGTAAATACTGGATATCTGTTTGGACTTCTTCTATGCCCTGTATCTATGTTTGAATTTTCGCACATAAAGGTCTGTACCCATCTTTTTACATCTTTGTCCTGTTCTTTTCCTAATACAATCTTTTCAACCTTAAGATTATATATTGTGGCATCTGAATAAACTGTTGCACTTTTTACTTTACATCTACACACAACATCTGCATTATACCCTTCTTTTTTACTTGCAAATACAAGAAATACTTTCTGTTCTGGTTCTATACTTAAATAGCGTTTTGTTAATGCCATTTTTGTATCACCTCCATTCTGTTTGCATTCTTTTGTTTCACACTCAAGACAATCTAAATATGTTACATATAATTCATATGCCTTACAATATTTTGCCATCTAAATTGTTCTCCACTTGTTTATTCTACTGTTTTTGTTTTGCATTTCCTTGTTTATGTCTATATAATAACATAGAGGTTGAACAATGTCAACCCCTAAATTATAAATCTTGATGTAAAAATATAAAAGAACAAGCAAATGTCAAATATAATTTTTAAACCAATCGAAAATGATAATAATGTCATTAATACTGGATGTTCTAACATCAATCTTTCCATTTTCTTGCTCCTAGTTAAGAAAATCAAAAAACAAACGTATCAATAAAATACAAGCACCAAAAAATAAAACTGTACCAATTGACACAATGATTGTTGCAAATATTAATAAAGCAATTGATAAAAGTATATCCATCATATTCTCTCCTTTGATTTCCCGTAACATACTTCGCGCATCGGACATTCACATGCCCTTTTGCTATCATATCCTGTACACTTTTCACAACGTGCTACAAGTTTATGTTTATTTACAAGATTGCTTTTATATTGCTGTATTTGTTCCAAACGTCTAATATAAGGTGCTATCTCTGCCGGATTATAGTCATATCTATATACTTTAAATTCTTGGTCATTCTTACTATCACATAAAACGATTCCTTTATGTATTCCAGTTAAATACATATATAATTGGCATTGCTTTCTTCCACTTGCATGATACTTTTGTTTCTTGAAAGTAAAACTATTTACAGACTTAATCTCAACAATATAATCGTCCCATTTATCACATTGCTCTGTAAGGCTCATATTGCTTGGTAAACGGCAGATAATATCTGGTGTATAGGATAAGTCATAATCATCATCAAAACGCCCATAATCACAATCTAATGGCTTACAAAGTCCACCACGAATAAATAATCTCTGCCACTTTTCATGTATTGCATCACCCTCGGCAAATATACGTTTAAGTCCTACTGATGTCTGTTCACCTTGTAGTTGTTTATAAAACAGACTTAACACTTGTTGCCTATAACAAAATTTATCATCTGACACAATAATAGCTGATGCGTGTAGTCCTTTTCTTTCTGTAGTTTCTGCACCTCTAGTCATTACAGATTTTAAAAACTTTAATTCATTTGGAATGTCTTTGTCCAAATAAAATAAACTATTCAATAATTTTTCTATCTTTTGTTCCTCTGTGCTTTGAATCTTTGTTCTGTTTCCTTCTGCTTCTTTTCTTATATCATCGACCAAACTCATTATTTAGTCCACCTTTCTAATAGAGATAATGTATTTACTACTTCTTCCTGTTGTTTGACAAAAACGGATAACTGCTTGCTTTTCATCTTTTGCAAAACAGAAGAACCGCTTTTGTGTATTTTCTTTCAATTCTAAATGTATATCATATGTTATACAATAAAATGTCATTGTAGCATTTCCTTATACTTTTGTTTATGCTCTGCCATTATCTCTTTTCTTACAGTATCAAGGTCTGCAAAATCAACAAAACCACGTTCATAGAATAATGGTATCTCACAACTTTGCATCGGATTACAAACCTTGCTTTTTACAACCTTAACTTTCATAATCATTCCAATACGTTCATTTTTTTCTGTGTTGAATGGGTTGTGATTTGGTATCTCAATATATCCTTTCCTTGCCACCTGTATTCTAAGTGACGCACTATGTTTTAATTTATGACCTCCGGGTGTCTGTATATTATCTCCAAATGGTAGCGCATTCATTTTGTCACGAATTTGATTTATAAAAATAACTGTTGTTCCAGTTTGCTCAATAACATCTTCCAATGTTGGTAAATACTTATCCATCAATCTTGCAACACCACCGATACGCATTTCTTGTTCACTGTCTGTATTTACTGCTTTTCTAATCTTGTCTATATCATCTTTTGGCTGTAATGATGGTACACTGTCTATCACTATTAACGGTATACCCTCCTCTGCAAATCTAATAGCTCTGTTAAATGCTTTTTCTCCATATCTTGCACGATATACTAACATTTGTTTTTTTCTGTTTCCAAATAATTTTGCTCTTTCTGCGTCGAATGTTCCTTCTATCGGAATATCTAAACACATATCATGTTGAGCGCACATCTGATAAGCAAGTGTTGTTTTTCCGGCTGATTCTGCACCAAATATTTCAATCGTTCTTCCACATGGTACACCACCACCAATAATATTATCAAGGTCTGTAAGTCCTGTACTCCATCTTGGTATCTCAAGATTACTGCTTTTACTTCCAAGACTGTATACAGAACCTTTTTCTTTCTTATCTATCTCATTACATAATCGCATAATTCCATCTTTATTGAATCCTCTTGCCATTATATTCCTCCTATCTTGCCATAAGTGAGCTGTTATACTTTACAACTCTGCTCATGTATCTGTTTTTGTTGAACTCTAATGCTCCATTTTTGCTTAGTGCTTCAATAACTGCTTTTGTTACTGCTTTTCCCTTGCATCTTTTACAGAAATCATCATAACATGTAAATACACCTTTTTTTCGTTCTTCCATGATTGTTTCTGCCGCTTTTGCTCCTACACCTTTTATGATGCTTATACCTTGTTGTATCACATCTTCTCCGTCATATTTTCTCAACTCTGTTTTTGCTGTATAATTTACGTGCGGTAACATTACTACTGCACCATCTTTTACGGCACACTCACTATATTTATATACGTCACTGTCATTATCTGCATATTTGATTTTTACACCCCAAAAGATTGTTGGGAATTTTAATTTATATACCATTTGTCTTAAGCTAACCATTGCATATCCTGTTGAATGTCCTTTGTTGAATCCATATATTAACATACTAGCCCAAATGCTTGCTGTTTGGTCTTTTGTAAGTCCTTCTTGTTTACAACCTTTATAAAAGTCTTTTTTCATCTGTTCAATAACTGGGATATATTCTTGTTTTGTTAAGTTCTCTTGTTTCTTCATAATCTTAAGCATATCGAAAGATTGCTGTGCTGTTAAATGTCCTACTTTTTGTGCAACTTCAACTGTCTGCTCTTGATATAACATTGTACCATATGTTTCTTGTGTGTATCTGTAATATGGTGTTGTTTTATCCACATTTCCAGATAATTTATTATGTGCATATGTTTCATGCATATGCAATTGTAATGGCGCTGGACGGTTTAGAGCATTTACTGCTATTACATCATTTACACAATCACAATGTATCATTTTTAAAATCTTCTTAGGTGTTGATTTTTCCATCTGGAATATACCATTTGTTTTTCCTTCTCTAAATGCTTCTAATACTTCCTCTGATTCTATGTCCTGTTCAGTTACTTCATATCCAGATAGCTTTTTCATGTCTAACATTTCTGATTCTGTCTTAAGTCCTAACATATCAAATTTTACACATTTAATATGCTCTAAGTCTTCTTTATCATAGCAACTGCTTAACGCACCAGTTTTTCTGTCTTTCATAATAATACAAGTATAATCACTTATATCTGTTCCAACAACTGCAACTCCAGCCGCATGTTTTCCTAAATGTCTAATTTTTCCATACATCTTTGAAAAATGTTTTATTATGTTATCATATTTGTTATTATACTCTTCTGTTTGGTAATTATCAAGTAGAGATTTCATATTTAGTTCATTGTCAATCATGAACGATTTAATATATGTTTTTATTTCTGAAACTGCTTTTACATTTTCTTGTCTTTCATACTCGTCCGGTACTTCTTTTTTTGTTGTGTTAAGACCACAAACACCGGATAAATCATTTATTAGATTGTCTACTGTGTACATACCATAAGAACAAATCTGTATAGCTTTTCCTCTGTACTTACGTATTACATAATCGATTACCTCTTGTCTTCTTGCTGTCTCAAAATCAATGTCTATATCTGGTAGTGTTTTCTTTTCTTTTCTCATAAAACGGCTAAAATCAAGATTATACTTGATACTGTCAACATCTGTAATTCCTATCGCATATGCTATCTCACAATTGCATACAGAACCACGTCCACCACCAACTGCAATCCCTTTGTTTCTCGCCCAATTTGTATAATCCCAAACAATCAAGAAATAATCTGCAAAACCATGATAATTGATAACATCGAGTTCATACTTACATCTATCTATGTATTTTTTGTTATATTTCCTTTTTTTCTTTAATCCTTTTATAACAAGTTTTTTCAATTCCTTTGAACTATCTTCAAGTCCTAAATCTGGTAGCTCAAGCTTCAATCCATCAAAAATGTTATCTTCAACTTTGTTATATATTTCTTTCATGTTGTCAATAAACTTTTCCGCAAGTTCCATGTTGTTCTTAAATTTGTTTTTGTACATTTTTGCGAATCTCTCTGCAATCTCATATTCACTAGGCATATACCTTTCACTATATGTTCTTTTTACATCAAGATTTGTTTTTCCAATTTCATGCATTTTGCAATATGTGTCAAAATCTTCTTTCTTTCCAAAATGGCTATCAGATGTTAATATACATTTTATTTTTTGCTCTCTCGCAATATGCATCAATGTTAAGTCTACTCTTTCTTGTGTATGCTTTTTATCAATCTTATATGGTTGTATTTCAATGTACAAATCTTTTCCATAAATTGTTTTGAATTTCTTTAAAAGTTTTACCGCTGTTTCTCTATTACCGTTCATAATTGCCTGTGACGTTGCACTTGCAATACAAGCTGTTGTACAGATAATACCATCTGAATATTTTTCCAATAACTTAAAATCCACAATTGGTTTATAATAGAATTGTTCTGTGTTTGCTTCCGTTAAGATGTGACACAAGTTTTTATATCCTTTTAAATTCTTAACAAATAAATTCAAATGATAACTTTTTCTTTGTGGGTTTTCCTTGTTAAACTTTGGTTGGAAGTAAACTTCACAACCCATTACAGGCTTTATTCCACCTTCATTACAAGCTTGATAATGTTTGATTAATCCACTTATCGAGCCATGGTTACTAATTCCTAATGCTTTATATCCTAAATCTTTTGCAATCTGCACTAATTGTTCTGGTTTACCAAATCCATCAAACAATGAATATTCATCATGTCTATGCAAATCAAAAAAATTACCCATACTGTTCACCCTTTCTGTTGTTCTCTTAATACTCTTATATTATAACAAAAGGGTTGACTTTTGTCAACCCAAAATTTGTTTATTCTTCATCTTCCCAATCGTCAGAATCTTCGTCCCAATCATCGTCTTGTTCATTTTCTTCGTCTGCTTCTTCCAAAAGGTCAATATAATATTCTTTTGATTTTTTTGGTTTACAATCAATCTCTCTTTCTTTGCAAAGTTTGAACAATTCTTTTGCCGAGTTTGATTCGTAGTCATTTTCTTCATCTTCGTCCCAATCATCGTCTTGTTCTTCCGGCTCATTCATTGGCACTTTACTTTTACTTTTTTTTGACTTTGATTTGTTCTTTGGCTTTTCTTCCTCTTCATCATCTCCAAAATCTTCATTGTTATCTGCCGGATATGCTTTATCAACAATTTTCAGAATTTCACTGTCTGATAACGGTTTTACTTTTCTGTTCATAAATTTGTTCTTGTCTAATGGTACTACAGAAAATGATTTGTTCTGTTGTGAACCAGTTTGCTTAATTTCATAATCTCTATCTAACAGTGTTCCATAAGCTTCATACATACTTGTAAGTGATGGAATTGGACTGAAATTGTTTACAGGAAACATTAATAACTTAACCTCTTTATCTTCGTAATCATATACGCTCCATATAAACATCGGTCTTGTACGCAATTCCTCATTCTCACAATACGGACAATCTCGTTTAAACTCTTCTTGACATGGAACATTTATTCCTAATGAATAACTATCATGGAATGTAATTGACATTCCATCTTCCATATCTGTTAGAAATCTAACTCTCTTTTTTGTTCCATCTTTGAAAAAAAGAAACTTTCCTTTATTTGTTCCACTTTTTGCAATCTCACTCTTAATGTCTGTTAATCTAATTTTTCCCATTTTTTGTTTCCTCCTGTTTAATGTTTTGAAATGTCCGTTTTAATTTCTGAAATCTGAATTGCACTAAAATCTTTTGGATTTAATAAATAACCTCCAAATTCAACAAAAGACGGCGTTCTCGAATCTATCCAAACACATTTGAATGTTTTTACAATCTTCTCAACACTTGTTTTTAATGTTTGTTTTGCCTGTTCTGCAACTAACGTTAGCAACTTCTTGTCAAAATTATCCTTGTCTACTTCTCTGTCAAATCCAATCGTGTTTCTCCACAATTCACACAACTCTTCATATTCTGGACTATCTTCATTATACTCCTTGCTTACAACATTGTCAACAACTAATTTCACACCGCTTTTTCTCTGCACAAAAGTTCCTGTTAATTTACATTCAATTTTTAGTTTCACTTTGTTTCACCTTCTTTATTTGCTTCTTTACAATTTGTATTTGTTTTTTAATTTGTTCTTCTGTCATTTCTCCAACGTCTTTTATATTTTCTGGATATGGAAAACGAATCACATTAAAAAACTTCTTTAAATACTCTGTTCCTTTTATTCCACATTTGTCATTGTCTAATGCACTAACAACTGTTGTAATTCCTTTTTCTTTCAGCTTATTCATTTGTTCATCTGCAAGATGCCAACCTAACAATGCACATGTATTTTTTATGTGACCTCTTGTTCTAAGACTTAAATAATCCATATAGCCTTCACATATCCACGGTATACAGTTTTCAGAGTAATTCCCACAAATAGTATCACGTTTGCGAAATCCATCATTATAGAGATATTTACGCTTCTGTGCTGTGTATTTATTTGTTGTACGTCCTACCCAACCTTTGAACTCTCCATTGTCTAATATTGGAAATACAAATGGATAAGCAATATTATAATTTACTCTACAATCAGCTATATTCAATGCTCTTGGTGTGAATCCTCTCCCTTGCATATATTCTAATGTTTTTCTTTCATCTTCTGTTCTTGTATTATTCCAATCAATTGAGCGCAAACCATAAAAATAATCACTTGCTTCTACTAATGCTTGTTTATTGTTCTTCTTTTTCTTCTTTTTGTATTTAACATTAATTGTCTTTACTTCTTTGCTGTTTACAATTTGCTCTAATAATATACAACATTGTAATTCATTCAACTGTGGATTTGCAAGTCTTACAAAATCATATGCATTTCCAGATACTCTACACCCAAAGCAAAAAAACTGTCCATCATCAAGTGTTATTCTCATACTTGGGTTAATATCATCATGAAATGGGCAAATGATATTAAAATCAGATATTGATACATCTCCAATTAATCCATAATATATCAATACTCTTGCTAAGTCTTTTCCATCATATTTTCTAATCATATTCTTGTTTCTGTTCCGTCAATTTAATATATGGTTCACTCATTTCCATTTTATAACAACCATTTACATGTTCTTTGTCGATTTCTCCCAAATCATACAATCTATTTAATTCTACCTCATTCAATTCTTCATCAACTGTTAAAAACTTTTTGAACTTCTTCGGATTTACTCCACATTCTTTCAGATATTCAACAAGTCCACTCATGTCATTAATTGTATATTTCTTTGTTATAATTTTCTTAATAACTTTCTTGTCAAGTTTTTTCTTAAGTTTATCAATGTCCCATGTGATTGATTTTTTTCTAACTCTTGTTACTTTCAGTTTAACATGGTTTGCATAATAATCTTCGCCATCATCAAGTGTTATATCAAAACTGTTTTCACCTTTTTGAAGCATTGAAAAAATATAATTGCTGATTGCTAACTGTTCTTTTTTTCGAACTTCATTATAATATTCGTCAACTTTCTTTTTACGTTTCTGTGCTTCATATAATTTTCTAACGCTATCTTTAATTAACGCTGTTGTATTGTTTGCTTTCATATCTTGCCCTTCTTTCTCTGTTTTCATATCTCTGTTTTTTCAGAAACATTGTAACATCTTTTGGAAAATACTCTTCTGGTCTTCTGATAAACAATAATTGTTCAAAATCTAAATCTAATACTTCTCCAAATACTTTCTGCACTCTTACAATCTGACGCTTTCTACTGATTTTAATTACTTTTGCAGTTCTTAACTTTTTATAAATTCCACCACTTAATGCTTCTACATATTCCACAAAAACAACAAAACTTCCAACATTTAGAATTTCATCATAGACATACTCTTTTTTTCTTTTACCATATTTTTCTTCAAGTTGTTCAATTGTTTCTGCAAAATAAATAAAACCATTATCCACATTTGTTTCTTCTTTTGCATCAATTGTATTGTCAACTTTCTTATTTTCTTCTTTGTTTTCCTGTAACAATGGTGCATCCCATTCTTCATTGTTCTCTACGATTTCTACCGGCTCTGTTGTTTCGATTCTCGCAATATCTGCTTGTGTATCATCATACTGCTTTAATCTCTCGATTAATTCTGGCTTTGTAAACTTATGTCCTTTGTGTTCTAATGTAAGTCCATTTCCTTTGCTAATTTCTCTTAATTCCTTTACTGTCATTTCTTCATACTTCATAGTTGTTCTTCTCCTTTTGTTTTACTTGTTTTGTTATATTTATTATACTACTTATTATTTTGTTTGTCAACTACCAATTTAAAAAATTAAAAATAATTCCACATACAATAGATAATATAATTGGCATTGTCATTATTGATGTTCCTAAAATAATTTCTTTTAATTGTTTCATATTTCTCTCCTTATTATTGTCCACTTGTTTATGTTTCATTTGCTTTACATACACTCATTAAAATGTAAAATTACTTATTATTGTTTTATATTCTTTATCTGTTAAAAGCTCCATATCCCAAAACGCTCTTACATATCCAACAAAATGTTCTCTGTATTCACTTTCATACCTCGCAAAATCTTCACATGTAATTAAACCTTGAATATATTGATTATATCTATGTTTAACTCTTTTGAGTATAAATGTTCTTCTTTCTTCGATTTTCTTTAATGCTAATGTTTTCATTTTGTTCTCCTTCCAAAATGTTTTCTTTGTTTATACTTGTATTATATACTATGTTTCAATGTTTGTCAAGAATTATTTTAAACAAATTATCATCACATCTTCTTCAAATATCCATATAAACAACAATCGCCACTATCCCATGTATCATAATATGTTCCATCCATAATTGCAACACAATGATTTGCTACGTTTAAATAATATATTCCTGTTTTATGTTCTTTTGCAAAGCTTTTAACTGTAGGTCTTTTTGAACCCTTCTTATTGCTAACTCCTGTATATTCAAATCCATTATCTTTTAAATATCTTTCATAGCATTGTTTCTCATTTGGCATGCATTGTAATTCTCTTGCATATGGTATCAAATCTTCAAATATTTCCAGCCATTCCTTGTTCATTACCTTTGTTAAAGCTCTTATAACACAATCCCCACATTTGTCCTTTAAATCTTTTTTATTTGGCTGATAATATTTATATCCGCTCATAACTTGTTCCTCCTTCAATGGCTGTTCTCTGTTCTTTATAAATCTATTATATATCAAAGGGTTGAACTTGTCAACCCTTATTTTTATTTTTTTATTTAATCAAACAAACAATATCTTGCATAATTAAATCCCTGTGTATTTACAAAAAACTTTTGCTTTGTTTCTTCATTTACAATCATCACAACATCTTGTGTATAATCTTCATCACTATAACCACAAGGTACATCTTTTAAAAAATCAAAATCTTTTAACAAATTATTTTTGAAATAAACAAATTCTTTGTCATTCATAATAAACGCCATTGAACAAATTGCCTTTACATTGTAATATTCATTTTCATCTAACAACTGTTCTGTATATTCCTCAAGTGTATTGTTTTTATTTAATTTAGGTTCTGCTAAATTTAATTTTACTTCTGTTTTAAATGTTCTTCTTCTCATTGTTTTGTTCTCCTTCTTCTATGGTTGTTTTCCTTGTTTCTGATTATATTATAACATAAACAAAACAAATGTCAATATGTTTTTTTATAAAATAATTAAAAATATTTTTTAAACATAAAATAAGCTATATATTACAATATTACTATTATAGTATTATATATAATATATAGCTTATATAAATATTATTTATTCTTTCTATGTTCTTTCATTTTCTTTTGTTCTTTGTTTGTGTATGTTGCTTGTGGAATATTTAAAATAAGAACATTCCCCACTAATGTTACACTATTTGTTTTTACAAAATGCGTACATCCTCCACAACCATAGCCACCATTATTATATAATCTACATGCCATATTATTATCTCCTTTCTAACGCTTCTAATTAACGAAATAAGGGCGGTTATTCACCGCCCTATATAAATTCACGCATAAAGCGGATAAACGTCTTAAATCAACGATTAGCACCCACAGCCATTATATGAAGCACCGCATCTGGAATACATCTGAGCAGATTCATAAGGACTGCATGTCTGATATGCCGGAATTGGTGTAGGTCTTAATGTCACAATTAATGTTGCGTTCTGTGCCTGTTGGCTTAACTGAAAGTTTGCTGTCTGCAACTGGTCACGTAATGACTGGATTTCATTCTGTGTCATTAATGCTCTTGTTGCATCTCCATCAGCTTTGATTGCATTTACAATGTCACAAGTATTTTTTGCATTCTCATAGCGAACTGCATCAATACTTCTCTGTGTTGTGCAACAGCAATCTGATAACTGTGTAGCAAGCGCATTTGTATTTTGCATTCCAGCTACTGCTACATTATTAATTGCTTGCTGTGTTCCGTTGAAACCATTTAACAGTGAGGTGTTGACTGCATAGAATCCATCACAGATTCCATTCTCCAAACCATTTAATTTGTTCATAACTGCTTGGTTGTCAAATCCTCTTTGAATTGCGCTGTCTGTATATGCGCTTGCTGTTGAGTTCATACCATTACCTCCCCAGTTTCCAAAATTTCCACCCCATGCAAGAAGAAAGAAAAGAAAGAAAATCCAACTACCATTGCCATCACCAAACATTCCATCATTTTCGCGTCCTAATGCAAGAGCATCAGCTACACTTAATCCACCATCCATTGCCATATTAATTACCTCCTAATTTTTTAATCTATATAAACCGATGCGCGCTATCGGCTCATACCACCCATAAATTTTTGAAACTCTTTGTAAGCTTGTTCCAAATCAATTCCTTTTTGTTTACACAAGTTTTCTGCTGTTTGTTTTAACTCTTGTTCATTTTTGCCCTCTGCCATTTGTTGCGCTCTCTTATACAGAGGATTATTATTTGCCATTCGTTGTAGAAAGTTCTGCATCATAACCTAATTCCTCCTGTAATTGTTTAAACTGTTTATTCATATTTCCAAGTGCATTTTCAAACTCTGAGCGTAATACATAATCACTTTGTTCTATTTCTTTGTTTTCTTGTATTGGTTGCTCTATAAGTCTATATGTCTTAACTTCTGCACTACCATCTAATTGTATTTGTTTTGTATATATTTTCTTGTTCGCTATATCTGTAAACACGAACAAACTACCGTCTAAATCTATCATTGCGGCTCTCGCTTCTTCTATCCCAGATACAGGTCTGCCCTTAATTATATTCTGTTGCTGTTGTTGTTGCATTTGCATATTTGGCTGAAACATACCATTATATTGCTGTTGTAATTGCTCCATTCTGTTTTGTGCCAACTGTTGAGGAATTGGCTGTCCATAAGGATATATATTATTGTACATTGTTCATACCTCCTTTCATATCCTATGATTACATTATAATCCATAATATAATGCGAAAGTATCAACAAAATACAATAAAAGTATAAATAAAAAGGGACGCTTTTTGCGCCCCTTCATTAAAACACTCTACCTAGTTTCATTAACAATTTTCTATGTTTTCTTTTAACTGTTGCTTCTGACATTCCAAGTTCATCGGCAATATAAATCAATGGCTTTTGTTCTTTATAATGTAATTCAAGTAATTGTTTTTCTTCATCGCTTAACATTGCACCATTCAGAATGTTTTCAAACTCTTCAATTGAACTTATTTGCTTTAATTTACTTCGTGTTCTTGCTGTTTGTTTATCCATGCTTTCCACTTCCAATAAACTTCCACAAATAGGACACTTGTGTTTATTTCCACCACTCTTGTTTCTTGACTTTCCAACTTTTGCTATTGTTGTGTTTGTTGTTCTTGACTTTGTTACATGCACATTAGCCTTTGCCATTAATCATCACCGCCTTGATTATGTATGGCGTTATCATTATATTGATTACCGCCAACATCATTATATTCTGCATTAGCATTATCACCCTCTGTTCCAACGTCAACAGACTTTGTTTCAGTTTCTTGCGTAGTTGTCACATAGTCAAATTGACTTTCATACCACACAAAACCGCAATATCCAACAACTGCTTCGAGAAACATCAATACAATTAAAAGAATAATGATTTTATCTTTAAATTTGTTCGACCTCGTATACTCTTTCTGTGTATCGAATAACAAATCTTGAATATTGTTATCTTCCATAAGCATCGCCATTCCTTTGTTTTTTCTTTATTATAACACATAAAACTTTCAGTGTCAACATTATTCTGTTGCGTTTTTATATTCTCCATTATTTTTTGCAAAAGTTGTTCCTGTTTCATATGTTCCATTTACACGCCTATACATCATTCCATATATATATTCTCCATTTTGTTTGATATAACAATTTGCTTGCAGTTTAAATATTGCATACGCAACAATAGGCTCAATAATTGTTAAATCTTCTGTTAACCATGCTCCTGTTCCATCTTTGTATGTGTTCCAACCTATAAACTTATAACTCTTTTTTTCTGCTACTGGAAGTTCTCCGATTGCATCTCCAAACAATACGCTTTTCGTTATTCTGTCTGAACCTTGTACTTGTCCACCAGTTTCATAAGCTATTAATGTTACACTTATTGCAACTCTTTGCCATATCGCATACAATGTTATATCGGAATCAGCACTATATTGTCCACTTGGTTGGTATGATGCAATTGTACTTGTTGGACTTGTTCCCCACCCAACAAAATCATGACCATTTCTATACGGGACTTGACTTGATAATGTTAATATGCTACCATACCACTTTGTTTGTGAATTTGGTGCATTTACACCACCATTAGCATTATAACTTACTGTGTGACTTTCAAGTTCCGGAATTGTGAACGATACTGTTTTTACCAAAATATTACTTGTATAGAGGTTTTCAATTCCAGACAATGATGCGCTAAAGTAACCAGTTCTTGCACTTGTACCTCTACTATAAGTTGTACTGTATACGCCTATTCTCTGCTGGTTGCTTTCACTCCAACCGCCACCGCTTGATACATTTGTGTAAATATTAACAGAGCCTTGCTTGTCTCCTTCTGTCAATCCAGAACTCCATGCGGCATAATAATAGTTATTGGAATCATGTATACTATATTTTGACCAGAACCAAACTTCCACATATACATTAGTTACTGTTCCAGAACTACTTGTACTAACATAGATTCCTATCCTACCCTGTCTTGATGCTGAACTACCTTGCTTTATTTCTCCCCATTGTGTACCACTAGGTGCGCCCATTTTCTATACCTCCTACGTCACAATTTTAATGTAAATATCGCCATCTTTGCCAACTGAATTATCTGGTTCTGCTGTTCCACTTCTTATTGTCGGCAATTCATTAATCTGATTTTGTAAGTTTGTTGCAACATCACCAGATAACTTTCCCTTAATATCGTTAAACCAATCGTTAAATTGTGATTCCATTTGTGAGAACAATTCACCAAAATTAATTTGCTCAATTAATCCAGCCACAAAGCCACAATAATTATCATCTGGTCTTCTATCTACTATGATAGAATCCGTGATAATACTTGTTGCAGGACTTAATTTAATTGTGCATAAAATTAATTCATGTATAGTTCCCATATTAGTCGGCTTGTCTATACTCATTTGTTCTTTCTTTTTAATACTTATTTTTCTTTCTGTCTTATCAAGTGTTAATGCTACTGCATTAGTGATAAGATAAGATGTTGCATTTGCTGAAAATGTTATATCCTTATCTTCATCTAGTTCATAATAATAACCATCGATAAATGCTTTTCCGGCTTTTACTGTTACTGTAAGTCCAGACTTTTGAACAACCTTTAACTGATTTATTGGGTCTGCATATACACCACTTTTTATGAATGATGCAAAAAAATCAGCAAAATCACTAGCATTGTACGTTCTATCGTAACTGCCATCTGACAATTGTTGTGCATTAAAAAATCCACTTCTTTCTGCCATGTTTTAACCTCCTTTATATGATATCATCTGTCGGGAATTTGTCATTTGTAAAATAATACATATCAAACCAAAATTCTGTAAATGCACTTCCATTACTTATATATCCACAACTACCATCTGTATCTACCCAAACTGACATCAGTAAATGAGGATTCCAATTTTCAATAGACATGAAACTGTGTCTTTCAACAGTCATTGGTCTATATCCTTCTGGTATCGTCTGCCAATTAAGGTCTTTTGTTGCAACTATTGTAGTTAACTGATGATGAAAATGCACAATATTTCCGATTCTATATAATATTCCACTTACCGCATCTCTCCTCGCTATCTTTCCATTTGTTTTTGTTAATTGTTCAAGATATTTTATGTTTGTTTCTGCATTTTCTATCTTTGTTGTATTTTCATCTAATTGTTCTTTATTTCCTTTTGGTTTTGCTCCATATGTCAATGTAATATCTATAATTTCTCTATTATCTTGCTCTGATACTGTAACCTTTGTAATTTGAGCATCTACAGTTATGTTTAACTCTTCATCTTCAACTGTAACCCAATCTCCAAGTCTATAATCTTTTCCATATACATATCTTTTATTAACTTCTGTGATTGTGCAATCATAACTTTCAGATAAATTATTCTCTTCTGCTTTTTCATCTGCACGTTTTCTTATTTGTGCTTCATATTCGTCTTTTGTTAATGTTTTATTTTCTTGTTCACTTTGTACATCTCTTGCATCAACCCATAATTCATTTCTATCCCAACCAGAACTTTCAATATTATTTTTCTGATTAATTTTTATCTCATACCATTTTCTTTTATTTCCTTCGCCTTCTCCGGCTACATATGCAACATTTTTGAATTTATCAACATTTTTTTCATATGTAGTTCTATCAATGTTACTGAGAGACTGCGAAAAAACAATAGGTGTTATGTTGTCTCTATTTATTTTTCTTCGGTCTGTTCCTTCTTCCATTAGAAAGTGCCAACCTCTAACATTTGTTTCCTTTTCATCTTCTCTTGAATATGTAGGGACTATCACCGGATAGAAATAAAATCCAAGTTTATCCATTTCCATAACTTCTTTCATTTCATCCCAAACATAACCACCAGTTACCTGTTTGTCTACTTCTGTTAATTCTGATTCTTGTGGGATATTCGAAACAATTTCCATTCCTACATAACGATTGTCCCAAATATCTTCCATAACCATTTCTTTTTCTATTAATGTTCTGATGTATTCATCTGGTCTACCTTTAAAAGTAATTGTCCCAGTAATTACTCTCTGTGTAAATATTACAGGTGCAAGCCTTCCTTTTATTTCAAGAATATTTTCATATTCACTATCACTGTCTTTTTTTACACTTTCAATTTTTCCTATTACATCTCTCTCAAACAAGACATAATATTGTTCATTTCTATTTAACAAATATTTGTTTTCGTTTTCATTTCTTACATACAATGTAAATGTTCCGATGTTTCTAAAATATTGTTCATATTGCGAAAATGTATATTTTCTTAAAATATCAATAATTCTAAAATTATTATCCATTATTTGTATCATACTACATTCCCCTTATGTTAAAAAACTTTTCTGTATATTCTATGTATAATTCCAACGCTCCACTATCTTCGTCAGATGATTCATAAGCATAGAATGATTCACCTCTAGGTATCTTTAGAAATTTACTTCCAGATTGTATCCAACCAATTAATGAATTATCTGTACCACCTTTTGCAATATGCCAAACTACATTTTCCTCTCCTACTTCTGTTGTTATTGTAATATAATCACCATCTTGTAATTGTGTTCCTTGTAATTCTATAAAATCTCCTGTATTTACATTGTATACTTTTGGAGATGATACAACGCCACCATTCGCTCTTATAATAATTTTACAGCCAACTTCAATATCTCCATCATTCACAACTAACATACTTTTTCTTTTTATATTGTTTCCGAAAACAACATATTCATCTTTTGTATTTTCTGTCAAAATTAATGGAAATCTAAACATGTTCGTTGTTGCCGCTAAATCTACATGTTTAGATTCTTTATAGAACATTGGTTCAAAGCATGTAAAACTTACAGAAAACTTACACAATACTTCATTGTTGTCCTCTTCTTCATCTGCATATTTTACTGGCATTGATGGTCTTGCTTTTAAATAATAATCACCAGCCTTAATAATTACATCTTGATATATGGAAAATACCTTGTCAAGTTCTTGTTTATTATCATCTATCTCTTGTCTCTGTTCTTCAAAATATTCATTCCATGTTTTTCCAAGTGTATTTATTTTCGTTGTATCTGCTACAACATACCCAATTATGGAAGGTTGTCTTGTTCCGACAACCATTCCAGTTAATAATGTTCCAATTTGAAAAGGCACTCTATAATCATTCACTTGTACAGATGGTGTGTCCCAATCAATAGAATCAAGCACAAATTTAAAACTACCTTTTTCTATCTTAATTTCTTTCTGAGCTTCTGAATTGGTTACTGTAATACTATCTATCAATGTTTCACACCTCCTTAGAATCCAGATTCTCGCTCCCTTTTTGCTTTTTTCATTTGTCTGCTATATTCGTATGGATTTGGCTGTGTATTGTAAAAGATAAATGTATCTCCACTTTTGCCACTTCCAATACTTCTATTATACCTCTCATTCTCCTGCTTTGTCAATACCCTTTCGCCTTTATGTAACTCTGCAATATAACCATTATACGGTACATAATCTAATCCATTTGCATGTGAACCACTGATTAATGTTTTTACATTTGTTACAATGTTTGCTGTGATTGACTTTGAGAATATACTTTTTAATGCGCTCCATGCACTGTTTCCTTCTTGTTTTGCTTTTTGTGTTGTATTGTTATCAACATCTGGTGACTTAAGTTTTTTGCTCATTTCACTTTGCATTTTCTGATTTCCAGATTTTCCAACGCTTCCAGACGCGCTTGTTACTTTTGATTCATTGCCTTTAATTCCTCCGGCTACACTATCGTCAACGCTAATTCCTAACCCTTTAAATTGGCTTAAAACTTCTCCACGCTTTGATTGTTCACCATATTGTAATTGAGCGCACAATGCAATTGCTTTCGCTTGTACATCTGGCTGTTTGTTTGCTAACTCTTGCACAAGTCCACTTGGTGCTTCAATTCCAAGATTTGTGAATGCTGTCTGTATTTCCCCCTTTTTTAATTGAACTCCATTTGTTACATTTGTTAGTAATGAAACTGTTTGCGCTTGTATTTCTGGTGATTTATTCCCCATAGCCATAATCAATCCATCCGGAACTTCTGTTCCAAGACTTGCGAACTGTTGTTTCAAATTTTCCTTATCCTGTGCGATTCTGTTTGTCAACTCTGTATTTGCTTGGTCTGCTAATGATTTCATACCATCGACCATATCTTGTGTAATTCCTTGTGTTCCACTGTTCAATGCTTCTTGCATGTCTTGATAACTTTGAGTTATTTCTTTCTGCTGTTCTGCCAAACTTTCTGCTGTTCCTGTGTTCGCTGTTTGAAAGCTGTTTTGCACCTTCAATAATGCTTCTTCAATCTTTTGTGCATCTCCCTCAATCAATGCACCGCTAAGTCCGTTGTAATTTTCTATTGTTTGATTATATCCTACCATAGCTTGTCTTGATTTGTCAAGTTCGCTTTTTTGATTTGACAATTTTGTTTTTAAACCGTCAAGTTCACTACCCATCGTTCGAACTTCATATGACATTGCATTTCCTATCAACATTGCTCTCTGCAATGCTACGTCATATTCCTGTTGTTTCTGATTAACCTTGCTTTGTGTATCTGCAACTGCTATCAATGCATTGTTATATTCAACAGATGCTTTCGCTTGATTCGATAACGCTTGTGTATATTCTTCCTTTAATGATTCCTGTATTGCTAATGCTTTTTTGTTTGCAATAACTTGTTCAATACTCTGTGATAACTCTGCATAACCATCAATCTGATTGCCTGTCATTGTTATCTCTTGACCTAACGCATCTGATAACTGCCCTACGATAACTTGTGCATATACTTCTTTACCAGATATTACACGTCCATTTTCATCAACAACGCCTTGCAACTTTTCCCATAATGCCTGTTGTGCTGTTGCTTCTTGATTTGCTGACGTTATACTTGATTGTGTTGCCTCATGTAACGAATTATAACTTTCGTATGTACTATTAATTGCATCACTTAACGCTTGCTCAGATTCACTCAATGCCGATGCTTCATCTCTAATACTTTTCATTTGATTCTGATTTACTACAAATGCGGCTGTTAATCCAACAACTGCTAATGTTGCTAATCCGGCTGGACTAGATATAAAACTCACAAGTCCTGTTCCGACTTTTGACATTGCACTAAACCATTCTCCACATTGTAATGCGGCTTGTTTTTCTCCACTTGCAAACAATCCTATTGCTTGTGTAAACAAACTTAACTGACCATTGAATTTAACAATTGTACTACCACCTTTTGCTAGTAATGTTAGTACCTTACTACCTATCATCATAGCTGGGCCGACTGCTGTTACAATTCCACCAATTTTTACGATTTGTGTTTGTTCTGCATCAGACAACTTGTTAAACTTTTCAAACATACTAGTTGCACTTTTTACAACCTTATCAAAAGATGGCTTTAATTTATTTCCAATTATGATTGCCGTTGATTCTGCCACACTTTTCATAAGAGTTAATGAACCTTGTGTATTGTCTAACATTGTTTTAGACATGCGTTCTGATGCACCATCAGCATTGTTGATAGACTTTGTAAGATTGTCAAAATCTGTTTGGCTTGCATTTACAACCGCAAGCAATCCAGACATTCCATACTTACCAGCTAATGTTGATGCTAATTGTGTTTTTTGCGCTTCTGATAATCCAGCAAATCTGTCTCTTAATTCTACCATTAATGTACTTAATGGCTTCATGTTTCCCTCTGCATCTGTTAAGCTAATATTGTATTGTTCCATGGCTTCTTTAACTTCTTTTGTTGGGTCTGCAAGATTTGTAAATATACTTCTTAACGCTGTTCCAGCTTGACTTGCTTTAATTCCACTATTAGCCATTAACCCAATTGCAACCGCTGTATCTTCGACACTATATCCCAATGCTCCGGCTACAGGTGCTACATATTGGAATGTTTCACCCATTAACGATACATTTGTATTTGACCTTGCGCTTGTTTGCGCTAAAACATCAGAAAAATGAGCCGCATCACTAGCAGACAATCCAAATGCTGTCAATGAGTCTGTAACAATATCAGAAACAAGTGCTAAATCTTCACCAGATGCGGCGGCAAGATTCATTGTTCCCTCAATGCCGGAAATCATCTCATTTGCGTCCCAACCAGCCATTGCCATGTATTTGAATGCCTGTGCTGATTCACTAGCACTAAACTTTGTTTTAGCACCCATTTCAATAGCTTTCTGATTAAGCTTTTCAAACTGTGTTCCTGTTGCTCCACTAATAGCTTTTACTTGCGACATTCCAGCTTCAAATTGTGACGCTGTTTTGATTGACAATGCTCCAACTGTTGCCAATGGAACAGATACACTTTTTGTTAGCATTGTTCCAACTGTTCCAACTGCACTTGACATTCCTAACAACTTTTGTGATGCTGTTGCAGAACTATCTCCAAAAACTTTTAAATCATTTTTTGCTCTTGTTAATCCAGATGCAAATTTGCTTGTATCTAATTCCAGATACGCAACTGCTTTTCCTATGTTTATAGACATTATAACATCTTACCTCCTTCCTGTCAATACTTAATAACCATATTGTTTGAAAAATTCAGAAGCACAACTATAATTCATTTTGCTTTGTTCTTCCTCAATTTGATATATCGGTTCATCTCCATTATCCATTTTTTGTCTTATGTATGAACATGCTTCATTAAAGCAAAAGGCAGTATAGTTGTCCTCAATTCCAACAACGGAACTAGGTAGACAATTATACTGCCTTGCGATAACTAGGACACTTTCAATTTTTGGATTAGAGACGAAAGGATTTGAGGTCTTCAACACCTCTGTTCACATAACTATATATTGCATACAACTGGTCTGCTGTTAATTCAATTCCAAGTTCTTCCAATTGCTCATATGTTGGCTCTGTCATTGCTGATTTTGCAACAACCTTAAACACATCAATAACTGCAACTGTTTCTCTCATTTTTTGTTCTGTTGATTTTCCCTTGTCTGCTTCTTCTGCATTTTCTACACCTTCAAACAATTCATAAGCCGTGTTTAACAGTTCATTTGGAATTGTTCCATTAATTGCAATTTCTGGTAGTGACGGTCTTTTTAACCTGCAAACAAAAGGCTGTCCACTTGAAAAAGGTGGCAACTCAATAATTGCTCCCTTTGCATACTCTCTTAATTGTTCAATACTTGTTACTTTCATTTCTTCCATGTTTTATGTCCTCTTCTTTCTCTACTTACTTACTACTCTTGTTCCTGTTGTCGAAAGTCCAGTCTCAGAACTATCAACTGCTTTTTCAATTGCGTTTCCTTCAACTCCTTGTGTTGCTATATCAGCACTTGAGAAATTTGGTAATGTCTTAACATATGCATACTTGCAAGGCGCTTGACCTGTCTTTGGCATGCTATTAATAACATACTCTGGAAGTCTGAACACATCGTCCTCTGAGCCAACTCCGAACGGAGTTCCTTGACAATTTGGATATGTTGTTTTCTCATACTTTACAATCTGTCCACTTGCATCGTACTGCGCTGAATATGTATCAAGTTCGAACACTTCTCCTTTTTCATCACTTCCGGCGGCTGGCGGTTCATATGTTATTTCATCACCACTTCCACTAATTTTTCCACCTTGTAAAATCTTTGCAAGTGTAAAATCGAATACATTGTCTGTCAATGTAATTTGTGTACCAGTAATTATTGTTCTCGGTGGCTTTTGTGCAAGAAGTCTTCCAAGCTTTGTAAGCTTAATTGCTTCCTGTGTTTCTGTTTGCGGCTCAACTTCTACTTTGTTAGAAGTATCAATTGCATACTCAAAACCACTTTCTTCTGAACCTGTTCGAATGACTACAAGTGCAACATCAATTGTTGCTACGCCTTGTATTTTCTTTTTTGTTCTAGGCATTTTCCTACCTCCTTAAAATTTATCACTACTTTCTATTTTACGACAATTCAAATATTGAAAACTTATCATATGTGCCTTTATTTGTTCATCATATACACTAGGTGTTTGATTTCCGACATACATCAATAACGGATACATTTCTTTCATTCTCTGTTTTGTTCGCAAAACAATGTCCTCTAGTTTTGTGTACTCATTAAATGGAACATAGCACATAATTGTATATATTGGTCTTTCTGCCGATACATTCGCTTCTGTTGTTGCTCCATCCAATTTAACTACAATATAAGGTTCTATACACTCACCTATATGTGTAGATGGTGGAAAAACCTTAATATTATCCTTTCTAAGCGTATCAATTGTTTGTTTAATAATACTCACCGTAGATACCTCAACAAATCTTTAAATCCATTTAAAACTTCTACTGATAATGCATTAACTGTTTTCTGTAATATCGCAAATCTTTTTTCATTGCATAATTCTAGGTATACACCATAATATACACCATGTGCAATATTAATCCTTGTTTTATCAGAAAATGTTTCAACATAACCAGTTAATCTCTGTCTTGCATGACCTGTTCTATCAGTCCAAGGTCTATTTATCTTCGCATAGTTTTCAAACTTTTTTGCGCCTTCTTGTGCAAATATTTTGATTGCAATTTGTGATTTTGATTCTGCACTGTCAAGCCATTTTTCTATTTGTGTTGAATTAATTCTTATTGCCATCTAATACCACCTCTAATGATATCTCAGAGACGATGTCTAGTTCCATAATATTATTTATTTCATTTACTACATATTTTTTTTCGTTAATATGTATGTAATCACCTTGACTAATTTCTAATGTATCATTATATTTTGCAAGTAGCATTGGACTTCCTTTTATTCTTGTTATAGTTCCATCTGAAACATTTCTACTTGCATATCCTTTTGAAATATGGAACAACCCACGGATTGTTGCAACTTCTGTTGTTTCCCCCATAGGCTCTCCATAATTATCTAATACATCTCGATTGAAAGTGTATTGTCCTCCATGTAAATAGATTTCTCTTTCCACTTTGTGTAGCTCAATACTATTCCAATTCATCAAACAAGCACCCCACTATTTGTCGTGCAAAATTTAGATGCTAACATTTTGAAATATTTGGAACTATCTTGAGTTGTAAGTCCACTCACATTCAATCCTGTTGTTTCCGCTTTTAAAACAAGTCCTTCATAACTCGCTTTTTTTACATCATTATTATTTTTTTTTAACAAGATTAGTAACTCTTCTTCATCAAAATATGGACATTGTTTTTCACGCAAGTTAAACTTTAATTCCTCTAATTTGTCCATGTTAGCACCTCTCTTACATATTCATTTCTTTTACTGCTTCTTGTACAATCTTTCTTGCATCTTTTACGCTTCTTGCGCTCTTTGTATCAATATTATGCTTTATTGCAAATTCTCTAAGCTGTTTACTGTTCATTTCAGAAATCGGAATTTCATCAATATTTACTTCTGTTTCCTCTTCTTCATGTTCTTCATGTTCTGGTGTGTAAATTGGTTCTTCATTATTTTCACTTTCATATTCATCTGGTACATTCTCTGCATGTTCGTCAATCAAAACATACCCATTATCTTTAAACATTCTTTCATAAGATTTCTTTGAAACCTTAATGATATTTTTACCCTTTTTTGCTTTTACCATGTTCACACCTCCTAAACATTTTCAACATCAATAATGTAAACTTGGTCGGCTGTTGGAAAATCTGGTAAACAAATCATTGTAACTTTTGTCTCAACATTTACTGGGTCTGCTTTTTCAATCGTTGTAACTGCAACTCCTGTGTCAACAATCGTAACATTTGCTACTTCACTTGCCATAAGGTCTGATTCTTCCGGTGTTGTTCCAAACCATGTATTCCCAAGCTGTCCGTCTGGGAACATTGCAAAAACATCGTCTGAAACAAATCTTTGCGCTGTTCCATTTTCGTCTCTATATTTTTTATCATATGTTACGATTTCAATGTCAAGTTCATCTTTGAGATATTGTTTAATCTTTGCATCTGAAATATAACCAGTTCCATTAGATATTGCAAGTAATGTTCCCTTTATCTCTTTATTGATTCTGAAATATCCAAATACCTTTGAGGAACACAACCCTCTTGCTACTGTTGCTCCTGTATCTTCAACAATCTTGTCAATACCTTTTCTAATATCAGCGATAATTGTTGCATCTGGATTGCTCCATGCAACTGTTGCATTTACTGAATGTTCTTCCGGCATTCCATAATCATAATCATATGCCTGTCCATTTCCTTCTACAGAAATTGTTCCTGTGGTGAGCATCATCATTCTCATGCGCTCTCTCTGCACTTCTGCACCTTCAAGTAGCTCTGCTTCATCATCAAAAATTCTTCTTACAATTGTATCAATGTATAATTGATTGTTCGAATCAAGAACTTTATTAAGTTCCTGTCTCAACTCTTCATCAATGTACTTTGATTCTTTGAAGAATGGCATCTCTGTACTCAATTTTTCAAATCCGATACGTGGTCTTGGAATTGCGGCTACATCAAATGCAGATGGTTTTAACACAACTGGAAGTCCGTTTGAACCTTTTAACCAACTAAGATTTAAACCTAATTTTTTTTGATTTGGGAACAATTCCTCTCCCAAAAATGGCGGTCTGTCTTGTGTCTTAAGCTCCCAATATGCGGCAATCTCTGGTGATGTAATTAAATCATAAATTGTCATTATCTAATCCTCCTTATTAACAAGCCATAAATGTAATTTTAGGCAATGCTTTTTTAATGTCTGCTGTAATCTTTCCTTTTGTTGTTTCATCAAGTCTGTTTGTGTTTACAAAACCAAATAACAAAAGTGTACCATTATTGTCTCCTGTCGTAACATCTACGTCATGAAGAAGAACTCCAATCACATCTGTTGATACACCTGTAGTTGCTGGCGTGAATGCAACTGTTCTTTTATCCAAATCACCTGTTACTGGTGTTCCAGCCTTTGCAATTTTCCTTCCATTTGTTTGTTCTACTCCACAAGTTTCATCTACTACGATTCCAACTGAAACTTGATGCTCAACTGCAAACAAAATTTGTTGTACATTTCCATATGTTTCTTTTTTAATTCCTGTATTGTTATGCATTTTTTATACCTCCTAATTGCTAAAGTAACTGCTTTTTGTTTTTTTCTTAGTTCCGGCTAATAATCTTGCCGCCATTGTTCCTGCATGTTTTTCTTTTACTTCATCTTCATCATCTGTTTCTTCTGATTTTTCTTTTACACTTTTACGTGTTACATTTTTGTTCTTCTGTTTTTTCTTCTCATGCTTTTCTTCTACTTCCGGCTCGTCTGTTCCAAAATAGATTTTGCCTGTCTCACCATCTTTAATCTCTGCAATAACTTCTTCAATTTTCTTATCGCCTGTAGCTCTTGCTTTTGCAATTACTACCAAATCATCTACAAGTTTAGGATTTGCTCCAAGCTTAATTGCGGCAAGTTTTGCATCTGCTAATTGTCTTGCTTCTCTTTCGGCGGCAAGTTCCTTTGTTGTTGCTGTTAATGTTTCATTTGATTTCTCCAAATCTGTTTTATTCTTATCTTCTTCCTCTTTTGCTTTTGTAACAATACCTTTTAATGTATCACTATCTTCAACTCCGAGAGATTTTAAATACTCTGCAACTGCATCAGATTTTACTCTCTCAACATCAACTGTCGGCTCTTTTTTTGTTTCTGTTTGCTCTTTCTTTATTTCATCTTTTGGTTCTTCTGTACTTGTTTTTGTTTCACTTGTTTTAATCTGTTCTTCCATTATTCTTTTCCTCCATAAATGTTTTTAAATATTTTGCTTCTAATCGGCACATTTTATCTTGTAACCGTTTCTGCTTTTTCTTAATATCTGCAAACTTCTTCGCTTTTTGTTTGGGACTATTTAGCGTTTTGTATGCTTCTCTCTGTTTTCGTATCTGTTTTTTCATAGATACTGTTTCCTCTGTGTCTACATAACACGGAAATACTTCTCCACAATATGGACATTCTTGATAAGTTATAATTATCTCAAATCCGTCCACTTGTTTCGTTTCTTCTTTTAACATGTTTGGAAATTCTTTTCCACATCTATCACATGTTACAATCAATTATATCACCCTTTCTATTAATTGTCAACACCTTTATGAAAAAATTTTCATTTTCATCGAATAAATCTAAACCTTGTAAATAGTCTTCTAGGTCTTTCCTTTCGTTATTAAGTCTTTCATTAAGTCTTTCATACCTTGCTCTATTTTTACCCCTTAAAAGCTCTTTTACGGTCTTATCTTTTAACTTGATTGTATCTTTATCATCAATCTGTAATAACTTCTTTTCATTGCATCTACTACAGAAAACATACATTACTCGAACATATGTCTTTTTATCTTCTGTATGCAACCATGCAGTCTTGATATTTTCTTGTGTTATTTCATTTACCTCTCCACACTTTTCACATATAATTTCTGTTTTCTGTTTTTCCATTGTTTTTTTCTCCTTATCTAATAAAATCTTCTGCATACTTATCTATTTCTGGATATGTTCCTGTAGGACTATTATACCACAATCCTATCTTTTTTGCAATGTCTGACATACTATCTGGTATATATGCTTCATATGTGCACATTCCATTTGGGTGGTCTTCCGGCAATTCATTCTTTTCAAAAAACTTTCCATCTCTTGATAGACATATATCACATGTTCTTCCATGCAAACCAGCACTATGCCAGATATAACCTGTTACAAATGGGTCATTCTCATTTACATTTCTGAAACTCTGTTGGTATGCATGACTTATTAATGTTCTTGCTAATCTCTGTGCATTATAATCAACGTTTCCAAAATAAAATGTATCTCTTGGTGCTAGACTGTCGACAATTGGATTTCCATTTTTATCATACATAATTCTACCATACACATCACGTTTATATTTTCGAAAACTTATTTTTCTGCTCTGTTTACTTTCACTTGGATTTACATATTGTTCAATATCTTTTGCAATTTGATACGCTGACTTTCCTTGTACTGTTCCTTTTGCAACTATTGTATCAATTACATTTCTATTTCTTCGTTCCATTCTCCATATTGCGTCCGAAAACTTCCACCCATTCTGATACACATTTCCACTATATATATTTCTTACAATTTGGTCTGGAACATATTGAAACGCATCATGTATATTTTTAAAACCACATCTCTGTAAAAATGTTCTTGTATCTTCTACAACTGCCATTGAAACCGTGTTCATACTATCAACAATTCCATTTTGAATATCATTACTTAAATCATGTATTCTGTTTTTTATGTCTCTCTGTAACAACACAAGATTTTGTTTTTGTAAATCATCACTTTTCATGTTTCTAATCTGTTTTGAAACTTCTTTATACAAATCTGCATATAACTTTCTTATTTTCTTTTGTTGTTGCATTGTTACAGAGTTTCTAACTTGTTCCGCTTTCTTTAAATCAAAGGTCGCTATTTATAACACCTCCTAAATTTTAAAATACAATATTATTATGCGAATCTAATATCATATTAACAATTCTACCTAAATCTCTAATATGAAGCGCTTCCGGTGTTGTTGCTTCATACTTTTCAACAAGTACCCACGCTTTATCTAAATATTCTTGTATTGTTTCTTTTAATTTTTTTGTATCATCTGCATATTCAGATAAATGATACACTATATACTCCATTGATAATGTAATATTTTCAATTTCTCTTTTCATTGCCGTTTCCTCCTTGGCTTGTTCTCTTGTTCTTTACAAGTATTATAATACACTATAACAGAGCATTTGTCAACACTTTTTTATAAATTATTTTGCGCTTCTATTGTTTCTATGTTATCATCAATTTCTTTTTTTGTTGTCATTTCACTCAATCTATCCTGTACTTGTGTGTTCATACTCATTGTATCAAACATGTTTTCCTCTACTGCAATCTGTAATAATTCTTCCTGTATTTGTTCATCTGTCAAATCTGGACGCCACTTTTTAATGTATGAATGTCTTGAACGTGCTTTTACATTTATTTCACTCATATCATTTTGTTTTTCTTCTGTTTCATCATCAACAAGTGCATAATGTTCTTTTATATTAATGTCATACTGTATACGCTTTAAATCACTAACTGTATATATTTCCTTACATAAATCGGCATTTAATAACGCAAGGTCAATCACAGCACTCATAATAGCCTGTAAACAAGGTATCCATGTTTTCATTTTTTCATCACTTCTTGTTTGTAATGGAAAATATAGTGTCTTCAATGCCTTACCACTTGTAATTGTGCCTACCATTGTTTCTGCTGTAATGTTTGGAACTTCAATTTCTTCATACATGGAAGATTCAAGCCTGTTTAAAGTTTCTTTTAATACTTCTGAATGATTTAACTGTGGTGACAATGTTCCGACCATTGGACTTACGTTTTCTTGTGTTTGTTCTGATTTTAAATCCCAAAATGAACCAGCACTTGAACTCAATCCCTTTGTTGTTGCTGAGTTCATATCTACTACATACCTAATAGGATTCATTCCCTTTCTAAGACTATCTATATCTGCATTTGCAAGCTTGCTATAACCTCCCTCTTGTTCAATCAAATACTCCATTTCTGAAACACCTCTTTTTTCCTCAAGTGTTCCATCATTTGTAATAATGACTGCCGGAATATAATCTAAGTCAATTGCCTTTTCTGGAATCAACCTTGTTTCTACTTTTCCCGTTCCTGTATAGATAATAGAGGACATATAAATTGTTCCATTTTTATCCTCATACTTGTTTACAAGATATCTTCTCTCATTCATAGATTTACTTTCTGTCACATTCTCAAAACTAATAAATTTTGTAAGTCTGTCTGTTCCTTCTTCCATTTCATAATAAAATTGTAAACTACTATAGAAATGTAACAAAATGCCATCTTTTTCTGAAATATCTGCTAAACATGCAACACGTTTGCCAATAAAGCAATCTTTTGCACTCTGTATTAATGCTTTACTAAAATGACTCTTTTTTATTACTCCATCAACAATCTTTTGATATATTTCTACTTGTTTCTTTTCTTCTTCATTTGTTCCTAACTGTTTTACAACAATGTCTGGTGTCTGTGAAAACATAAATCTTGCTTCTTTGTTCAATAATCTTCTAGCAATCTTGTATTTGATTGTAGATGGTACATAATCTCCGGCACTTCCTTCTGGGTAGAAATCAGAACCTTTTTTATAATTTACATAATTCTTTTTGATTTGTAACAACTCTTGAGTATACAAATTATATCCTGTTTTTATTTCATTTTTTAAAACAAAATATGGAAAACTTGCTAACGCTTTGTTTACTTCAACTTCTATTCTATTTGACATTTGTTTGTCTCCTTTCTTATTTCAATTATATAATAACAACAATCATTTGTCAATACTTTTATATAATATAAAAGGGTGGCACAAAACCACCCTATAATTATTTTACAACTCCACTTAACAACCAATATGTTGTTTCAAGACCAACAATTTTATCGACTTCTAAATTTCTGTTTTCTTGGAATACACCTACACATTTAGAAAGGTAATCTGTCCAGCCTTCATCATATGATAATTTGGAAAATCCATAAACATCTCTTAATGTTTTTCTAAGCCACCTAATTGCTGTGATACAATTATGTTTCTGTCCACTCCATAAAAGATGCATTCTTGCAAATTCCTGTGAACCAGAACCAAATTTATTATCTACTTCAAGTTCTTTTGTATCGAATCCTTTGTTCATTGCTTTCTGCCATTGACCTACTAATTCATTCTCAAGATAATAATTTTCATTTCCTTTCCAACTCTCATTGTTATTTACAACTGTACTTCCACTTGCTGTTCGTCTGTTTCCACTAACTACAATAACTGTATGCCCTTTTGTTTTTGTTACAAGAATATCTCCATTGTATAATACTGTTCCTTTTGTGTAACTTCTTTTTGCTTCAAATAATCCCGTTGCTTCTAATTTTGAACACTCATTCAATGTTGTAAAATTACCAGCATCTTTTCCTGTTGCTTCTTTTACACATTCCCTAACAAGTGAACTACAATCACTGTTTGTTTTTACACTTGACGAAACTCCATGTTTTACAACTCCAAGCCTGTCATTTTGATTATAGCCAATGTTTACATTGTTGCAAGCCACAATCATCTTGTTAGCAATTGCTTCTGCATATACTGCTGATTTTGGTCTTAAAACATACCAACCTTTTGAATGGACATAGAAAGGTTGCATACTTACTTCACCAATTGTATCATTTGTATTTGATTTTTGCTTTTGGTCACCAGATTTTCCACCTGTTACTTTTCCATTCTCACCAATTCTTGCACTACCAATCATTATTGCCATTTCTCTATTCCTCCGCTTCTACTTCTGGAATACCAGTAATAGACGTCAACATACTTACAATACCACTCACGATTGCACCACTAATTACAAGTTTCCAATCGACTGCTTCAATGACAGCACTTGTACCAATTAATGAAATTGCTGTTTGTGCCATTGTTTTTCCGGCTCTAATTCCAGCTTTTTTAAACCACTTTACTGTATCAACATTCGGTTTAAATACACAATTCTTAAACATCTTTATTTCCTCCTTTTTGATTTTGTTGTTTGCACAATTCAAGATTATGGTTTGTTTCCATAATCTCCTTATCATGTTTATCTAACACTTCCCATTGTCTTTTTTGACTTTCTCTCACATGGTCTTTGTAATTGTTTAATTCTCGTTCCTGTTCATCAATTCTTTTGTTCTGTTCTTCAATTCTTTTTGCAAGCTGTTCAATGTTCATAGTGAGCTTTGTCATTGCTTTTGTATTCTCATTTAATGGTCTATATAATGCTGTAAATATACCGATTAATGAACTTAATCCTAACACAACTATACCAATCATTTCCTCTGTTGTCACATTGTTATACCTCCAATACAATTTTTTATTTTACAATACATTATTTGTTTTCAATTGTGTTTTAAAAAGAATTCCATCCCAACATCATCTTTATCATCTGCTTTTTCTTACTCTGGTAATTTTTTATACAATAAGCTAAGATTCCAAGCAATTTTCAGCTATGATATTTTTTTCGTCATATTTTCTCCTTTCTTTCTACAAAATTCAACCTCATTTTGTTAGTTAGCTATAGTCCTCTTTAGTTAATCAATTACATAATACTTTTTAATGTAGATGCAATTGCTGGGACGTAATGTAATTGATAGCCTAATGGATTTGGATGCACACCATCTTGTGTGAATGCGGATGTACCATCAGTTTTACCAGAGAGAGTATAAATTCTCGGCATACAACCAGCTTTACGAATATCAACTACAGGGACTCCATATTTCTCGCAAATCTCTTTTGCACTATTAAAAAAAGTATCAATATCAGCACTTGCAGACGGATTGTGAGGTATTACATAGATAAATGGTTTTCCAACAAATCTTACAAGAATTTTTGTCAATGCAATTTCAAGCGCATCTAAAACGAAACAACTACTGCCGCTTGAAATTCCTTTCAATGGTAGTTTATCTATATCTTCTTTAAGACATTGTAATTGCACTTTTGTTCCATCTCTATCTATTATTCTTATGCTACCTTGTTCAATTTCCAAAATGTTTAAACTCATTTATCAACCCTCCAATATATCTTTCTTTTATTCTTGTATCTGTTCATCTTTAATTTGCACTCTCTCTATACTTCCTATGTTTGATTTATAGTCATTCTATTTGTTTGTATCTTTCTATCACCATCTTTTCCATATAACACAAAACTAAAAACGCTGTCTTTTGTTGTTTCCTTTTGCAATACAACTTTATTTTGTAAAATTATATTCTTTTCTTCTCCATCAAGATTCTTCAATGAAATAACACGACTTGTCCTGTTCCATTCTTTGTCAAAATCAAATTCTAATTGTAACCAATTGTGCGAACCTATTACGATGTTATCAAAATCACAATTAGAATCCTTTTCGATTTGTGTTCCTCTAACATGAAATTTAAGCACTCTCATGATTAACACCTACCTTTCTAACACCGCTAAACACCGTTCTTCCTGTTTTTTCTTCTTCATCATCTGTTTTATCAATTACTTGTGTTTCATTCAATTTAGAGATAAATACAGGCTCTCTATTTAGTAATACTGCTAATGCCATCTCTAAACCGTTATATATTCCAACAATATAATCGTCTCCATTTGATTCTAATGTTTTTGCTTGCATACTTTGTATACGTTCAATCTCTTTTGCTTTTTTACTTCTCAATCATATACCCCCCTATCCGGCTTTGCTGTTTGTTTTCATCTCTTTAATATCTGCTACTGTATATTTGTCCAATGCATACCACAATGCACTACGTTAATTCGATTGGCTTTTTATCCAATCTTCTTGCAGTTTATTTTTCCTACAAGTCTAGCATACCTATTAATTTTTTATAGTTTAAATTACGAACTTTATATTTTCCTCTTACCGTCCAATTACGTTGAATAGCCTGTGTTATGTTCACTCTATTATTAAAGAATCTCCTTGCTTCTCGATTTGAATAAAAATAGAATTTTTGTTTTGTTTCAATATCAGTTATAACAACGGATTGTATCTTTTGTTTTCTATTTATCTTCAACACTCTGCTTAAATTAGAATCCTCTAATATATAATACTCCTTTACTCTGGTATTGATTCCTCTAATTGTTCTGCCTATTTCTTTTTCTGCATCAACTAAAGAATCAAACTTACCTACAAACTTCAATTGAAAATCATAAACATAACATTGTACTCCATTAGAACCCAACATATTACTTCGTGTTATTATATTGCTCATGTTTCCTTTTCTATCTGTCCAACATAAATTGTTATATTTGTTATTTGTTTTGTTTGTATCAATATGGTCTATCTCATTATATTTTTCTGAATGTCCTAAAACAAAACCATATCCAACTAACCTATGCACAAAGCATTTTTTCCATCTTCTTTCACCTTTTAACTTCAAAGATACTTGTTTATATCCTGTACTGTTATAACTTTGTTTTAACTCGTTTCCATCATTACCATACACATTCCCGTACTTATCAACTTCATAAATATCTAATACTTGTTCGTAATCTTTTGCTAATGTATTAACTTTCTTTCTCTCATACATTACTGGCAATCTCCTTTCTTAAATCACAATGGCTCTTGGGAACATTATTCTTTCGTCAGTTCCTATGCGTTGCGCGTGTTACATTCCTATACGGCTTGTAACTTCCGCTCTGATTGGCATTTCAGCTTTCCCAGTTTTTCCATCATTTTATACACGCCTAGTTTGTGGTATTTAAACGTGTGTGCATCAATGTTAAATTCATCATAGATAACATTTCCTTGACTGTCCTTTGCATATGTCAAATCTTTTAATTCTCTAATTGTATTTTTACACTTAGGCGAACAAACAATCTTGTTAAACCTCTTCATTTTCTTTGTGTTCTCTAATCTACTTCCGGCATACTTTTTACACTTGTTCATGTTAAAACCTTGCTGTCTGTAATATTGTATTGTCTTTGGCTCTGCACAATCAGCGGTTATTGGTTTTTGACATCTTCCGGCTCTCTGTGAAACTCTTAATACTTTTGGCATTCTACTAAATTTATCGTCTGTTACCTTGTTCATATAGACTTCATCATAGATATATAGTATCTTGTTTTTATCATCTACACAACAACTTATAAGTGCATTATAACTTTCTTCAAATCCAAAGTCAATACCAAAAAAGTGATAATTTGCTGATATATTGTTTACTGTATTTATAAATTGTTCTGCATTCTTTGCAACAACAAAATTTGGTAATACCTTGATTCCATTTGCTCCAAATCTACCCCATCTTGCTACAAGCCATAATTTTGCATCTGTATATTTTAATCCATCTAACCTGTTTATATATGACTCTGGCAAAAATGGGTTATCATCTGGCAGACTATGGTGGTAATACACTTTTTGTTTTCCATCTTTCAATGTTTTTATTAATGTTCTTTTCTTATATAACTCTTGTTCATCACAAATTATATGTTCTTTTCCTTCACTGTCCAATCTTCTGAAAAATGTATTATACACCCAATTTTCTTTCCCTACTGGATTACATGATAATATAAAATGTAATGTCATATTTGGTACACGCAAACGCCCTAATAACTCCGTATATGCTTCATATCGAATTTCTGAACACTCTTCAAGCCATACAATTGAAACATTGTTAATAGACTTAATTTTTTCTATCTTATCCATTCCTCTAAAGATTATTCTTGAACCATTTGGAAAACGAATCTCCATAGGACTTTGTACACATATAATCTTGTTTCTGCTTTTACTTCTTGCATCTGTTACATTTGATAACATTCCCATTTGTTCTATTATTTCTTTTAACAAGCTGTAACATGATTCTTTTATTGTTTCCTTTACTTGTCTAACTACAAGTGCTGTTCTTTTTTCACTTAATAGCTTTAATACTATCTTCTCTCCTATTGCATAACTTTTTCCACTACCATATCCACCAAGTAGTAAATATTGTTCATAGTCCCAATCCTGTACGAAAGAAGTAAATCTTGCAGATACATTCAAATTACTCTGCATATGTTCTACCTCTTTTTTATACTAATATAAGCAAAGATAATGTAGTTTCTGTTCTTCCATTGATATCATTGGTTTCTGCACAACTTATCTTTGCTTATAATTATTATATCATATTATATTTTATAATGCAACTATTATTTTTTATTTTCACATTCTTGTTTATATTTTTCAACTGCCCTAACTGGATTCGAACCAGTGTTACAAGAGTCAAATTCTTGTGTGCTACCATTACACTATAGAGCATTGTGGTTGAGAAGCGAAACTCCACCATGTACCGTATTTTATTTGTTTGCTTTCATGTCGGCAAACACTACTCACAAACAACCCATGAAAGAAATGTGTTTTAATGATTTTAACCACCTGTCAAATTGCTTTATTCTTTCATTGCAAGATGAACAATAATTCCCTTGAACTGTATTGCCAAATCCTCCTGCGTTACTCTACCGCTTGTAAGCAACGTGTTTCTCTTTGTCATTTTATCAACTTCTTCAAGAAGTTCATTTACCTTTACATACTCTTTCATAATCCCTACTCCTTCAATGTTCATTCTCTATCACCTGTCAAATTGTTTTAAAAACAAATATATATTTTATCTTCTTCCGCTGTTATCACATCTATTTTGTTTATATCATAACTTTTTAGTTCTTTAACAGTCATTTCATTTGCATTGTGTTCTTCTCTGCCACTTGCATCAACAATTACAATATCTTCATAATTATCACCGAACAGCTTTTTAATTAAATCCATTAAATCATTAATTACCATGTTTTTATACCTCCAAATATCCATCTTTAGGAATTGCATACATAACACCATCATATCTAATTCTATCTCCACAAGGTGTTTCGATAACCTCTAGTTCTTCTCTGCTAATTGTTACTCCATTGTCTACTTTAATAACTACTGTTTTCATAACTCTTCTCCTTATTTGTTCTCTGTTTTGTTTGTTTCCTTTGTTTCTTTCTGATTATATATTAACATAAGTTCTCATAAATGTCAATAGGTTCTTGTAAATTTCTTTTTAATTCTTCATCTCTTCCACCTCTAACAATCTCGTAAATTATATCGTCATGATAATTACCATCTCTATCTCTAATTGCATCTTTAAGAACGTGCTTATTTCCATTATATTTTTCTATAAAACTGTCGTAACTTTTACAAGCAGGATTACCACTAACAGCTCTCCACTCCACTCTATGAAATCTATTAACAAGCTCATCTAATTTATGAAATACTTCTCTTCCAATCAATACGTTTCCTCTGTCGAATGAAAACAAACCAAAATTATAAACACGAGAACAATACCAATCTATTCTGAAAGCAAGAAAGCCAATCAACTTATTATCATTTCCCACAATTGCATATTGGTATGTTTGTTCATCTGGATTTTCGCATATATTTGGATTCCAATTATCTAAACAGCCTGTCTCGTACATCATATCTGTTGTATAATAATATTTTTGGAATTCTTTGTGGATTTCTTCCTTGTATAAAATTGCCGGAGCTAACACTTTCTTCCGCCTCCTTCTAACAATGTATTGTAATTTTTCTGTGTATCATTCATTTCTTTATTCCTCCTTATGCTAATACTGTTCTGTTTCCAAATACAAATGCTTCTGTTCCGTTCCAATTACAAATTCTAACTTTCTTTTCATTCTTTCTTTTCTCATTGAATTTTCCAAAATGATGAACTTCTACGATTGTTGCTGTTTTCTTTGTTCTTGCAACTACCTCATACTTTACTGCATCTTCTCCATAAATCTTTCCTACTTCAAACATTGTTCTTACCTCTCTGTTTTTGTTTTCTTTATCTTATGTATTTATTATAACATTCATATTATGTTTTGTCAATAACTTTTTTTTAATTGTTTACCATATTCAAAAAGAAATCAATATCTTCATCGGCATTATGTAAACTATCTAAATCTATATTTTTATACTTCTCTTCCAGCTCTATATATCTATCAATTCTCTGTCTTTCATCGGCATAATAACTTCTTATTACACTTGCTGGTGTTCCATTTGTTCTTTCTAATGGAAAAATACTATGTCCTCGATAAATAAACATTCCAGTTTGTTTGTCATATCTCATATCATACTTCATTTTGTTTACTCCTTCTTCTATGGTTGTTTGTTCTCTTAACTTGTTTATATAATAACATATATGTTTTATTATGTCAATATGTTTTTATAATAATATATTGTTTTATCATGCTATGCAAGAGAAACACCACCCGGAAACCTATACAACGGAAGCGGTTCTTCTCCCGGATTCATTTCCTGTATTCCACACAAAATACCTTTATATTCTCCATGCCAAACTTCTAATTTCCAATTATATTTCTCTGCTATTTTTTTTAATTCTTCATTCATTGTTTTACTCTCCTTGTTTGTTTACTTTGTTTTTGTTTTCCTTATCTTTAATTATATTATAACACAACAAAACAAAAAGTCAATAGGTTTTTATAAAATATTTTATATTTATTTATATAATAAAATAAGCACCCTGTAATAGAGTGCTATTTCTTTTTGTATTTATCTGATATTATCTTTGGACAACAATTGTTCCATGATACATTATGATGTAGTCTCATTTGCTTCTTCTTCGTTCCCATCATATTTATTGAAACACAACTCGGACAGCACATAACACTATAAAAGCTTTTAAGATACGTTCCACTTTCGAGATACTGTTCAGACATTCCACCTTTTTGTTTTTGTGTCTGTACTTGTGTCAACGATATATCCATATATGTTAATAATAGCTTACCTTGTGTTCCTAACAATGTATATGTGTTTACATCTTCATTCTCCCTTCCAATGAACTCAAATGGTCTGTCTGTTTTACAGAAAAAGCTATTCATTGCCTTGCGTAGTATTTTCTCGTAATAACGCTTATTGTCTTTTCCTCCTATTAAATCCCCACCTTGAGCGAATGCAACAGTATACGCTCCTGTAACATCGAGAAAATCAAGCATCACGTCACATATCTCATTAAAAGTTTTGACTGGTTGGACAACCAGTCTACCATCACGAACACTCCTATATTCAAATGATGTATAATCATCGTCCAACTCTAAGAAGTAATCATAACCAAGTTCCTGTGCTATTTCAAAACAAGCATTTCTAGCATAAAAGATTGTTCTACGTTCATCAAAATTATCCATCTGGTCATATTTCTCTGATATGTACTGTTTATCGAACATATACACATTATCCTTACCATATATTCTATAATAGTCTTTATCCATACTATCCTCGTTATCTATGATAAGAATTATCTTACCTGTATATCCAGCTTTTCTAATCGTTTTCAGTGTTTTTACATTGCTTGCTCTACCATGTGTCAAAATGAACACAACAAACTTTTTATGCTTCATTTTCATCACCTCTTAAGAGTGCAACTTGCTCGCTCATTTCTACATAGCCTTTTGCTATTGCGTCCTCAAAGTCAATAATAACAAGTGCGCTGTCTTCCATCAGTTCTTGCATTTCTTTGTCTGCATGTGCATAGTATTCTGCTATTTTTGCATAATTGAAACATAAGTGTCTATATGCTCCGAGTTTTAAAAACTTCTTTTCCTCTTCGGACAAATTACTTTGTTTTATCTTCCGCAACAGTTCATTTGCTTTTCCTGTATCAACAAGTTCTGTTATATCTGGCATATCTCCTTTTATTTCATACTGTGGTATATTTGTTTTCATTGTATATTTTTTTTCTTCTTGCTCTGCCTCTTCTGCAAAATCAAAACCAAACAATTTCATTTGTTCTTTGTCCAGTTCTTCTAGTTCCTGTAACAGTAGCACTTCGTCCCATTCACTCTCATTTAGTTTGTTATCTACTAGCCTATATGCTTTTATTTGTTCTTCTGTTAAATCTTCCAAACAAACTGTAGGTACTTGTTTTAATCCGGCTTTCTTTGCTCCTAAGATTCTACCATGTCCAGCTACAACACAATTGTTCTTATCTACTATTACTGGCTGTGTAAAGCCAAACTCTTTAATACTATTTGCAATTTGTTCTACCTGTTCTTTGTTATGTTTCTTTGCGTTCTTTTTATATGGTTTTAATTCTTTTATTGGTTTATATACTATGTTCATTTTGTTTTGTTCCATTTATGTTCTCCTTTCGTTGTTTTTTCTTTGTTTCTTTTGTTCTGTTACTGTTTTGTTACAATATACTGGAACAATTATTTATATAGTTTTTATACTATATGATTTCTTTGATTGAATAATAGATAATCTTGTTTATCTGTGTCATTTGTTTCACCAAACATTATCTTTCTTAATGAATCTGATTCTATCTCTGTTTCCAAATTAATTGATTCTTTATTATCTATATCCTGTTCTTCTACTATTTCAAAATAAGTATCTAACCATTCTAGCACATATGGTAATTTATATGAACCATATCCTACTGTATATTCTTCTTGTCCTAGTTCTTTATACTTTATACTGTAATATGGCTTTTCATTTCTTAATCCTTTCTTGTTTTCTACTATAATTTCTGCACTTGTTACTTTTATTTTCTGTTCTTCTTTTAGTCTTTGTTCTGTTCTTCTTTTAGTCTTTGTTCTTTTATTTCATCTACTTTATTTTTAATATCAAATAGATGTTTTAATTGACAGGTACATATTTCTACATCTGCTATTTCTTCTGCTATATGTTCTAGTGTTTGAATAATTGTTGAACTACAAGTTTTATCATTATTTGTAATCCTTTGATACTTACATAATTCTTTTGTTAATTCTGCACATTCTTCTATTGTTTGTGTACACCTATTCATTTTTCCAAATATACGTGCTTGTTCTTGCATTCTATCAATTAATTTAAGTTTCATTTCTTGATTCCTTTCTAATATAAATTCTGTTTTATTTTGACTGGTCTTCCTTTTATGTATTTATTACAATCATGTGCCGGACAACCTCTGCTGTGACCTTCAACCAATATAAATCTACAATTTGCTTTGAACATATCATTTCTTGGTCTTCTGTAAATACATGTTCTACATTTCTTCCTGTCTACATTATTCCCTACTAATTGTTCTTTCTTTTGTTTAACTTCTTCCTGCTTTCTTTTCTTTCTTCCTCTTGTTCTAAATCCCTGTAAATTATTTGATTTAATGATATATCCTAATTGGTTATGATTTATTTCCAATATGTCCATGATTTCTTCATTTGTTTTACCTTGTAAAATCAATTCTTTTACTTTCATATATAAAATATATCTTTCTTGTTCTCTTTCTTCTCTTGTCATTGTTTCACCTACTTTGTTGTTATGACAACTGGTTTAATTCTAACCTTATCTATAATTTCTATATATCTGTCACATTGGTCTTGTAATGAAATAATTTCAAATCTCTGATATAACAACATTGTTATAATCAATCCTATTATTGTTCCAATACAAATACCTTTTAAGAAATCTTTTAATATATTCTTCATAATTTCTTACTCCTGTTTATATTATATATTATACTATATATTATTATATATGTCAAGTTGTTTCGATAAATAATTTATGTTTTCCTAATTTTTCTTTTAAATATTCCTCTGCTGACATATGCCTGTAACCTTGTATTTTGCGATTTAATGCATTTTCAGTATTTAATATAGGATTTATGCTTTCATGCTCATTTTCTCCAAATAAGAACGAATTAACCATCATATACATCATCTCCCCAATCATCATCTTCTGTATTCCATTCTTCCATATCATCTGGTTTTGTGAACTCTAATCCTTGCTCTGCTTTCCAAATGTCTTGTTCATCTTCTTCTGTTTGTGTATATTGTTCTCCTTGCTGTATCAGATTGATTAAAATGTTTTGTCCTGTATCTTCTTTTCCATCTTCGAACAACTCTAACTTTTCAACCATTTCTACAACTTTGCTGATTGCGGCTACATCTCCTGTTAATCCTTTACGGAACAATGCTGTCATAAGTAACATACTGTTTGTTATGTCTGCATCTTCAATTCCCATTTCTCTTAGAATTTCTTTTTGCTTTCTTGATGATGGTCTGAGCTTTAACAGTTCCCTCAGATTCTTTTGTAAAAACTTTTTTTCATCTGCTTTCTTTTTTCTTGCTTCTACTCCCATTTGTGAGATTCTTCTTCGTTCTTCAACTGGTCTTTGGTCCAAACTTATGAGGTTCTTCTGTCCATTTGGATTTCCTCTTTTTTTTGCCATTCTCTGTCCTCCATTCTGTTTTCCTTAATAATAAAATAAGACAGGTTCACCCTGTCTATATTGCATATATATAAAAATCTGTTTGGTGCTGGGTGACGCAATTTTTTATGATAAATAAGAAAGGCGTTTTCCTCCTATCATTTTTTTTAATTTTGTATGCGAACACCAAACAGATTTTATTCATATTCTAGGCGAGCATTTATGGCTACTCCTGTACACTCTATCCAACGTGTTTCCTTATGCATCTATATTAACATACTTCTGTATGATTGTCAAGTTAATCTTTAAAATACTTTGGTCTAAATATTGTGCTACGGTTAATTGATACTTTCTTTTTGTTACTTTTTATTTCTTCATTTCTTTTCAGAAATTCTTTATACCTTTCACAATTTCCATGGCACTTTTCTGTTCTGTCTTTACATCCTCTACATGGTACTGTTATTCCACCTCTCATTTTAACTTGCTCCGCTTTTGATAATAGTTTTCTAGCTCATATAGATACTGTATCATGTCTGGGAAATCATCTTCATTTTTCATTCCTATAAATCCATCTTTGTCCATTTCTGTATATCTTCTATCCGGCATCGGAAAGCCTTTGTCTCCCTTTCTATTTACTGCTTTCCCTACGCTCTGAATGTATCTGCATATGAATAGCATTACCATGCTAAATAATATAGCAACTGCAATATTTGGACTGCAATACACAAGAAATACCGGATATATAATTTCTAGTATAATACCAATCTTGTCAAACTCTTCAATAAACGAAAACATGATTTGCATAACTAATTCGCAAAACACATTTACCATCGTTCTTAATATCTTCTTTCTTTTCCTGTTCATTATAACGCTTCATTCCCTTCTTTTACTAATTTCAGTTTTTCTTGTAATCTTCTACGATATGGATTTACTTTGCAACTTTCACATTTATGTTTATTACCTGATAAATACATCATACTGGAACATTCCTCACAAATATTACACATTCTTTCCTTTATCTCACTTTCTTCTGCCATTACATACAGTATAAGCTTTACACTGTACTTTCCTAACTCTACAGGTTTTTGTTTTTCAATGTTATATACAATATTTTTGCTGTTGTTTACTGCCAATACATTACTACTTAACCACTTACAGGCTTTTAAATATGCTCCTTTCATTGACGTATCTGTAAATATTTGTTCCTTTGCTTTTTCTGCTACTAACATGGCTCTAATCCTCCATATATTCTTGCTTTGCTTCAACTGCTTTTTTATCTGCTAATTCATTCAATGGGTCTGCATCATGCCCTTTAACTTTAATACATACAACCTCAATACCTTTTAGATATATCAATTTGTACATCTTCTGCCATATTAGCTTGTTCTTGATTTGCTTTCCTTCTTTTGTTTTCCAATTATTATTTTTCCAATTCTGTAACCAACCTTTTGTTATTGCGTTCACTACATATGCACTATCACTATATATAGTCACCTTCTTAGCCTTCTCCTTTAAGGATTTTACTAACGCCATGTATGCGGCAGTCAATTCCATTTCATTATTTGTTGTTTGCTTTTTTCCACCTGTTTGAACATTTGTTTTAAAACCGCTGTCACAATTTACTAATTCAACAAACGCCCAACCACCAGCACCCGGATTTCCACTACAAGCACCATCTGTATAAAATATTCTTTCTTTAATCATTTTTTCTCTCCTCCATAATATGTGCATATATTTTTATAATTGATTTTGCTACTAATTCCCATAATGTCTTACCCTTTACATCTCCAATCCATGTATATGTATCTATTGTGTACATAATTCCCATGTGATAGAAATGGAAAGTATTATCTTCTGTATATGTCCATATTTGTTGTAATCTATATGGATATCTTCCACAAATACCATGTAAGGCTTGTTCTAATAATTCTATCGGTGCTTTCTCTGTTCTTGTATAGTTATTCTTTTCAAGTATCTTTACAACTGGTTTTATTTTCCACAAAAACTTGTTAATCTTTTCTATGTTTCCATCTTTCGTGCAATCTAACAACAATATTTGTTCAGTTGTCATAGTATTCCTCCAATCAAAAAGCGGTAGATAAATCCTACCTACCGCCCTAATTCAACATATTTATTTAAGATTGGCTTTAGATGTCCCAATCATCATCGTCCTCGTCTTCATCTGCTTCATCTTTTGCATCATCGGCTTTTAACAGCTTTGCATAGACATCTGCTTTCTGCTGCGGTTTTGTCTTAATTCCACGACTCTTACACATTGTGAACAGTTCTTTTGCTGTCTTTCCGGCATATGGGTCTGTATCTTCATCTTCATCATCCCAATCATCCTCTTCCGGTTCTTCTACTTTCTTACCTTTCTTATCTGCTTTTGTTGACTTCTTTTTTTCATCGGCTTTCTTTTTGTCACCAGATGATTCAATCTCTCCATTGTCTAATTTTGTAAGAATTTCAATTAACGCTTTTTTTGAACGTGATTTACACTGTGAAGAAATTCCTCTCTTACAACATAAAGCATATAATTCACTACCTGTCATGCTGTCATAGTCTGATGTTTCTGTCTCCTCGTCCTCTTCCCAATCATCATCTACAGGCTGTTTTGATTTAGGCATTTTCTTTTCTTTCTTTGGTGCTTCTGTCTCTTCTACATCGTCCTCAATGTCAATATCAACATCTTCTCCGTCCATGTCTTTCAGTCCTGTCTCAACAACTCTTGCTGTTACTTTCGGAAGTGCTTTCAAAACATCAAGTAACTGCACATTGTTTGTAAGTGCTACCTTTCTTGCGAATAATGGGAATCTACTTCCAATCTCTGCAATGTTCTCTTTGTTGTCTCCATAAATCTCTTTTGCCGCTTCATAAGCTGACCAATTCTTTGCCATAATGTTTTTCTCCTTTTCTTTTACATTTCTTTAATTTGTTTCTGTGATTATATATTAAAACATTTCTTGTTTTGTGTCAATACCTTTTTATTAATTTTGTTCTTCTTTTTTAACTCTTTCGCAAGCTTCATCAATTGTCTTTTTTAATGCAAACAATCCTTCTTTATCAACAATACCTAATCCACCTTTAAGAAAAACTCTTGTCTCTCCCTGTTCTTCTGATACTGTCAATCTTTCTGCAATAGAATAACCAATCTTTTTCCCATTCTCAAGAAATGCTTCCGATATCACTACATCTCTTGTCGGTTTAAATCTTGAATGTGCAATCTCATTATAACTTAATCTTCCCATTCGCTTGCACCTCCTTCAAGTTCTTTTACGTTTGAATCCGGCAATTCAATAACTCCCATGAACTTGAGTGCTATTGGTTCATCTTTTTCAACTTCTACAAGCGAACATAGATTTTCAATATTTACACTCTGCACTAATGAATTGAATGGTACTGTTGCATTTCCATCTCTGTCAAAGTTCACTGAACCAATGGTAAATATTCCAAGGTCAACAGCTTTCTTCATTCCGCATTTTGCATGTATCGTTACATCATTGTTCAATGCCTGTAGTAGATTAACACTTGTCAGAAGTTCATCATATCGTAGCTTAAATTTTACTTGTACTGTTCCATTTGGTTTAAATGTCAGTCCTTGATAACTTGCTACGCCTTTTTGTTTAATCTTTTTTTCCAAGTTTTCTGCTTCTCCTTTCTTTCTTTTTCTCTCTGTTCTTTGTATTTTTTTCGTGCTAACAGATTAGCCTTTGCATTCTTAGTGTGATTTGTTTCTTTTTTCAAATCACTATCATTATTATAATCTTCTTCTTCGAAAATGTCAAGTATTTCTTGTTCCTTTTCTTTTTGTTCTTCCTTTAATAGTCCTTTCTTTTCTTTCCACTCTTCGATTATATGACGTTTAAATGCTTCTATATCTGTCTCTTTTACTGCAAGCCATATTTCATCGGTATTAATAAATTGTAATGCAAATACTGGCAGTTTATGTGCTTCTATAGCCTGTGCTTCTAGTACATGTAGTGTTGTCTGCTTTAATGAATAACTTTCTTTATCTGTAGATTTTAACTCACAAATACAATGTTCATTTTGTCCATCACCTTTATCAATCCATGTTGCTCCGCTATTTCTTGTTTCTTTAAATCCTAAACGCTTCATAACTTCTGCTTCATTTTTTCTGTACCATTTAGTTCTTCTTTTGTTCATTTTCTCTACCATCTTTCAGACACTTCTTTTTAGCCTTTTCTACTTTATATTTTGTATAACACTTTTCTGCATGTTTTGCTCTTTCTTCCCATTCTTTCAACAATTTTGGTTCTTTCTTGCTTGGTGCTTTATTATTACTTTTCCATTCACATTCCTCTCTAAAAGCACAACCTCTACACTTTGAAATATTATCTCTACCATAATTCATAAAACATAATGGTCTAAATGGACAAAATCCACTACCAGAATTATTAATACATTCGCATAATTCGTAATCTTTGAAAAAACATTCATCACATTTCTGTTGTAAATGTTCCGGCACACCTTTATTGTTTACTGTACAATTTTTATCTTTATTTAATTTCTTTATGCACTCTTCTATCTGGTCACAATTTCTGCACATATAAACATCTTGATAATTTCCAAAACATGATTTTTTATTTACTTCTTCAATTACTTTCTTGAGTGCTTTACCGGCTTCTTCTGTACTATAATAACCACTTGTTCTTGTTCCATTTTCAAATTCTGCAAATACTAATGTTTTTTCTTCTGTTTTTGCTTCTACCTCCTCCAACACTTCCAAAATGTCGCGTAAAAACAAAATTCCCATTTCACAAAAACTATTATTTTTGTTACAAGCTTCTTCAATTGATGCTTTTAACTCTTCACGCATAGCTTTAATCTTATATTCTTTTTTAATAATCATTGTTTACTCCTTCCATATTCCGTCTTTTACTGTCCAGTGTCTTATATTGCCTTTCCACCATCTTGTTATATATTTCTTTTCTCCATGTGTTGAAAAATAAACATTATCTTTTAACATTTGCTCTAAATCAAAATCAAATAAAAAATGCTCAGATGGTTGTACTTTTCCAACATATCCACGAATTGCACAAACTCTTTGCCGATTATATTCTCTATGTTGTTCTTTAGTGTAATCTTCCAGGTTTAAATTATTCAATTTGCCGCTATACCATATCATAATTCCATGTAATTTAGTCTTTTTATACTTTCTTCGCTTTCTAATAGCATTTCTTCTTTTCAATTGTTCTTCATTTAGTTCATAATCTCTTTTTAAAATTCCACAATTTCCACGTTCATGTCCTTTCCTACCAAATACTTCGGTTCTTCTATCTTGGTATTCTCTTATTTTCGTTCTATTTTTTTCATAATATTCTTTACCATATTTACAACAACATTTTTTACAATAAGTTACCAATCCATCACATTCACTTTTATTCTTACAAAACTCACTAATTGGCAATTCCCTTTTACACTTACTACAAACTTTTGTTCCTTTTTCAAAATCTGCTTTCATACTATTCACCCAATACCATTTCTGCAATCATTTTAATATGTTCCTTATCATGTTCTGTTAGTCTACTCCACAAATCAAAACCTGTTGTTCCATCAAAGTCATACATACAATAACCATATTGTGTATTATGGACTAACCATTGTTTGTTATGCTTTCTTTGTATCTCTGTCAACTGTTTTGCTGTTTCATCATATTTTTTATCTGTCCAGATGCTATTATCTTTTTCATAATACAAATAACTATGTATTAATATTACCCTTTGTAGGAAATTCAAAAACAATGCATCTGTCCAATACAAAGGTTTTTTATACATTATCTTTCCTTTCTTCTAACATTGCTATCTTATATGCCATTCTTGAAAGTTTCTTAACTCCTTCTTCACATACAATGTATTCTTCTGTT